TACAAATATGTATAATTAACTGAATAAAAAGAATACATATAAGTATTACTACTAACGTATGTGGTTAAGGTTAGTTGCGTGAATTAAACTAAAAGTAAATAGATATGGACATAAATAAATTACCAAACGTTAAAGACCATTGGATAAAAGATGGTTATTTAAACATTAAATTACAAACAGGAGATTACATTAGGTTAAATTTTAATAATATAGAATACCTAAAAAAGCAATTAACTTTAACCGATGTTGTAAATTGTTTACGATGAAAAAACTAAAAGAAAATTTTACTATTGCTTTAATTATATTAGGATTCTGTGGTCTTATTTACGGAATTGGGTTTATTAAATACAAAATTTGGAGAGCAGAACACCCACAAGCAAAAACTTGGACTTTCTTTGTACCACGAGGTAAGTAAATTGTTTACAACTTAAACGGTTAAGTGTAGTGCCGAGAAAAACTACTATAATTTTATAAATAAGCGATTATGAATGATATAATTAGTTTTGACATTACTATTGGTTAGGTATTACATTTAACCATAGTTGTGTGCCGAAAGGCTTGTAGTGCGGTTACGTAATGATGTAGCTTTTACAGAACGGTTATCCAACCGCATTACACACAACTTATATGGTTAAAGTTAGTTGCGGATAAATAAAAACAAATTAAATAAATACAAATGGAAAATATAATAAATTTTATAAGCAATATAGATAATTCTACTTATAATAAAATTAGACATAGCAAAAGTGATGCTGAATGCAGAAGGTACTTAAAGGAGCAATTAACCAGTAAAAATATAAAGATATGACACCAGAAGAAAAAAGAAAACAGAAAGTAATGGATTATGCTGCTAATTGTAGTGTATGGGAATCTTCAGTAATAGATACGTTAATGGAAGAAATACAAGATGCTATAAACGAGGAAGGTATACCAGAAGAGTACCATGAGGAAGTGTTTAATATAATTAATAATAGATGCACAATAAGAGTGTACTAATAACTAAACAATAAACCAATGATATACAATATAGCAATATTTGATGCTTATAAGATAAGCAAAACCAAGAAAGACTTCTAAAAAAAGAATTACAGCTATCAAATACCAAGATATCTGTAATTTTCGATTTAACACCTATGGCATTTGCAAATAGCACAGCCAAAAAAAGGTATGAACAAGCTTTATGTAGATTCTATAAATATGTAAAGGAACACGAACCAGAAGAAACTTGTAGATAACTGATTTGTATATGAAATTTAAAGAATTGTATACTTTTATTTGGTGGTTACAAAAATAGTACTTAGATTAGCTGAAAATTAATATTAATCACTAACACTTTATTTTTTATATACAGTGTTATTAAAAGTTTTTTTATGGAAATAAGTAAATTAAAAAGAACAGAAATGAAAAATATAGACCTTAGCAATAATATACGTTACTCTGCTCTTTTAGATGGCACTAAATTAATACAATATAGTACTGATGGTATTTTTCACAAACACTTAACTATGGAAGAATGGATTAAGTTTATTAAAAAAAATGTTTTATAACGGATGTGGTTATGATTAGTTGTGATTTATTAAAACAAAAAATTAAATAGAATGAAAAATTTAGAAAAACAAGCAATAGGAATAGTGGCACAACTCTTTGATTTAGCAGAAGTGCCAGTAGATAAGCGACAAGAAATAAATGATGTTGCTTATGATTACGTGACTGAACAATTAATTATAACCGATGTTGGTTGTAGTTTGCCGAAAGTATGCACTGGCTGTGGAAGTTTAAGCACTAAAGTAATAGATAAGAAATATCTTGCGTGTTGCCCTGATAACCAATACATAAAGTTAGAGGATTATTGCAAGAAATCTGTTTATAAGCCTGAACTATTTAATAAGTAAGGCACATTACTACCAACGTATTTGTGTATGGTTTGGTGCGATTTAAAGCAAGAAAATTAATAAATAGTAGAATAGTGTAAATGATAAAAATAAGTGGTTAAACAGACGATTAGTAGCACTAAATTATACACATTGTTGGTTACAGTTGCTAAAAAAGCCACATTAATTTGAAAAATTAAAATAAAGAATATGAGTGATAAAAGAATAGTAAAAGAAGGTAATAGGTATTATCCAGAATATTATAAAAACAAATGGTTTTTTAATTTATTTGGGGGGTATTGGAAAAGATATAAAAGCGATGAACTTTGGTTAAATGGATATTTTACAGAATTATTACCTTGTGATTTAAGTTACTCTAATTTAGAAATGGCAAGGGATTATTTTAAAGAAGAAACAAAAGAAATTATAGAATTATGAAAAATAAAATAATAGGTTGGTGGTCTGGTGGTGTTACAAGTGCAGTAACTTGTAAACTTTGCATAGACATTTATGGAGTTGAAAACGTAAGATTAATTTTCATTGATACATTTAATGAAGATGAAGACACTTACAGATTTAAAAAAGACTGTGAAAAATGGTATGGTAAGGAAATTGAAACTATTACAAGAATAGGTAAAGGTAAAAAGTATGAAAAAATACAAGATGTTTGGTATAAATACAAATCTTTAAATGTTGCTGGTGGTGCAGTTTGTTCTTCTGAATTAAAAAGACAATTAAGAAAAGAATGGGAAAAAGAAAATAGTTACCAAGCACAAGCATTTGGATTTGATGTTGATGAAATTAGACGAGTTAAATCTATGGTTAACAATTATCGTAAAACTGCAAAACCTATATTTCCATTATTGATGTACGGATATACAAAAAAAGATTGTGTTCAGTTAATACAAGATGAAGGTTTAAAATTACCAATGGCTTATGTACTAGGATTTTTAAATAACAATTGTTTAGGTTCAACCCCTACAACTGGAGGTTGCGTGCAAGGAGGAATAGGGTACTGGCAAAAATTTAGGGACATGGGTGGAATATGGCTCTCTAAATTTAACGCAATGTCTAAGATTGAACACGAACTAACAGACTTAAAAGGCGAACCCGTAACAATGTTAAAAGACCAAAGCAAAGGAGGGGGTTTAGTATTTCTAAAACCGCACCCAGACTACCCAAACATAAAAGATATTTCAATGATGAAAGGCAGACCACCACAACCATTAACAGATTGCAATGGTTTAGCTTGTGGTGTAAAAGATTTAGACGAAGTGAGTGAAACGCATCAAGAAATAAATTATCAAACTAATATATTCAATTTTCACGAATATGAGTAAGCTACAAGAGTGAGGTGGCTTTTTTAGCAATTGTTACCAACGGCTACGGCTATGAATTGAAGCCGTATAACAAATGATTGATTCAAAGAAATAACCTTAGCAAAGGCTTTTATTTATAGCCATTGTTAGCATTAGTTAATTATGATACACTTACGAGACCAAATAGTAACAGACGAATACCATAAGCAAGAACCTAAAGAAGATTTGATTAGAATACAAAAAGCATTGGTATTGCACAGAGATATACTTTGCACACTAGATGAGTGCGGTAATATATGGCAAAATTATAGTTGGGAACTATCTGCAAGTTGGTTATATATACCTAATGATTTGGAATCTATAATTAAGCACGTTGAAAGTGCTGATAACTTCAAATCTTATGCAGATTGGCTAGAATCTTAATTAATGCTAACGTATTTGTATATGGTTTGTTGCGATTTAAAGAACTGAAATAATTAAATAATAGAATAGTATAAATAATAAAAATAACTTGGTAAAACAGTGATTAGCAGCAATAAATTATATACGTTGTTGGTTACTGTTGATAAAAAAAGCCACTTATTTTTGCAAAAAAATAAAATGATTATGAGTAGGAAAAAAGTATTAGATGTTTGCTGTGGGCCAAAAAGTATGTGGTTTAATAAACAAGATGAAAGAGCATTGTTTTTAGATAAAAGACAAGAGAAACACATAATAAAAAGAAAAGATGGCTATGATAGAAATATAATAGTTGAACCTGATGAAATAGGGGATTTTACAAATATAAAACAAGAAGATAATTCATTTTACCATATTGTTTTTGACCCACCACATATACCACAAAAAACTATGACTGGTGCAATATGTAAACAATATGGACATTTAACCGGTGATTGGAAAGAAATGTTAAGAAAAGGATTTATAGAATGTTTTAGAGTATTAAAACCAAATGGAACACTAATTTTTAAATGGAATGAATGTAGAATACCAATAAAAGAAATCTTAGCTTTAACAGAAGAAAAACCGCTTTACGGACATAAAAGCGGAAAAGCTATGCAAACTCATTGGATTTGTTTCATTAAGAGTGAGCCGACCGAGTGAGGTGGCTTTTTTTAGCAATTGTTACCAACGTACTTGTATATGAAATGGGCGGATTAAAAGTAAGTGACGTTTATTGTGGCAATGACCTTGCAGACGTGCAGATAGCTCCGATACTCAATAAATTACACCGCCTTTTTTATATACGTTGTTATATGTCTGGTGCGACTTTAAAGCACAAAAGTTTGAATTATTAACCGACCCTTTTTCTTTTATTTTTGAGCGAGGGCAAATTGCGATAGCAAAATGAATACATTAAGTTTATTAAAAGGTGATTGCCTTAAAATTATGGAAGAAGTACCTAATAAAAGCGTAAATATGATTTTATGTGATTTACCTTATGGAACTACTGATAAAAACGAATGGGATAAAACCCTTGATTTAGATATTTTATTTAAGCATTATGATAGAATAATTACTGATAATGGTATAATATTACTTTATGCACAACAACCTTTTGCAAGTGATTTGATTAATGCTTATAGAAAATATTTTAGATACGAAATTATTTGGGAAAAAACAAAACCTGTTGGCTTCTTTAACGCAAAGAAAATGCCTTTAAGAAGCCACGAAAATATATTAGTATTTTACAAAAAATTACCTAAATACAACCCAACTTTAAAAGATTGCAATAAGAAAGTTAAAAGACCTGACGAAAGTGGTGTTTATGGAACAAGAAGAAGCAGAAGTAATGAATACACAATGACTAAAACAGGCTATCCAAGAACAGTTTTAAAATATACGAATGTGTTTAGCCCTCAATTGCACCCAACTCAAAAAAATGTAGAACTTAACGAGTTTTTAATAAACTTATTTACAGATGAAGGCGATTTAGTTGTGGACAATACAATGGGAAGTTGCTCTACTGGAATAGCTTGTTTGAACACAAATAGGCGTTTTTTAGGTATGGAATTAAATGATGAATATTTTAAGGTTGCGAGTGAGAGGATGGAAAAAAAAATAAAAGAAAAAGATTTAAAGGACATAGAATTGATATTGCACGAACATTAAGCACTTGCATATAACTTTAAAGTATATGAAATTTAGGGGTTTAAAATAGGTACATAATAGACGTTTCGCCAGTGGTAATTTAGTAAAGAAACAATTAGGTTTGACTACGCCACCCCCTATTTTTTATATACATTGTTATTGTTAGTATGGTGCGATTGAAAGGGATAATGTTTCAGCAATTACCTTAGTAAATTATAGATGGTCGCTGAACGTAATGGATAGGCATCTAGCACCATATTAACTCTAACTACTATTAATATGACTTTAACCAAAGCAAAAAACCTTTATAAATGGATAAAAATGCCTTGAATTACACTTTGAAAGAATGGAATCATATTATTTTAAATGATATAAATACAATCTTCTACAATAAAAAAACTGGGAACTATATAAGATTAGTTGAAAACGGAAGGAGTTTTGGTATTTGGGTAGGTAAAAAATTTTTATCAATCAAAAGAATAGATGAACAGAAAGCACTAATTAGTAATGATTATGATGATTGTTCTGATGCTTTAAAAAAGATATTAATAGACTTAGAAAATATTTAAAATTAAAACAACAATATATTTGTTAATAAGTATATTTTTAAAAAATAACATAAATTAATACATTTATATAAATATAAATAATATGACTAAAAAATCATTTAGACCTAGATTAAGAGGTCAGGTAAAAAAGATGTACGATAAATGGACTAGCGAAGAAAGTAGGGTTTTAATTATAGGGGACACTCATTGCCCATTTGATTTATGTACTTACTTAGATTTCTTGGTTGACACTTACGAAAGATACAACTGTAACAAAGTTGTGCATATTGGCGATGAATTAGACCACCATTACAGCTCTTATCACGAAACAGATGCTAACGGAATGGGTGGTGGAGAAGAATTAGAATTTGCTAAAAAGAGGTTAGCAAGATACTATAAACAATTTCCTAACGTTGATGTAATCATAGGTAACCATAGTAGACTTATAATGAGAAAAGCACAATCAGGAGGTATTCCTAGAGAATGGATTAGAGAATATAATGAAGTTCTTGGTGTTCCTAATTGGAGATTTCATACAGAATTAGAGCATGATGGGGTTTTGTATGCTCATGGAGAAGGCGGAACCGCTAGAGGTAAATGTAAAAATGATTTACAATCTGTAGTGCAAGGACATTTACACACTCAGCTGTACGTTGAATACATTGTAGGTCGTAAAAATAGAGTGTTTGGTATGCAAGTTGGTTGTGGAATAGACCACGAGCAGTATGCGTTTGGATATGCTAAAGCAGGAAAGAAACCTGCTATTGGTTGTGGTGTTGTAATTGGTGGTAAAGAAGCTATTGCCGTTCCAATGATTTTAGAGAATTATGGCAAAGTATCAAAATTTAAGTAATGGCAAGTAAAAAATATTTAACAAAAAAAGATAAACTAAATTCATTGTCTTTAAACAATAGTAGGTATTGGAAAACACCTAAAGGTAAATTAATGTTAACCTATAATAACATGAGCAGAAGAGTTAAGGGTGTTCAGAAAAACAAGTCTTATATCTACAAAGGGCTTGAGTTGTTAAGTAGGGATGTTTTCTATAAATGGGCATTAGAATCAATCGGATTTGAGGTTTTGTATAACGATTGGGTTAATTCTAATTATAATAATAAATTATCTCCATCAATAGATAGGATAGATTCATCAAAGGGATATATTATTGGGAATATTAGGTTTGTGACTCATTCGGAGAATAGTAGGTTGGGAGCTATAAGTAGGTGGAACAATGTCAAAATGGATTTATAATGAAAGATAAAATAGTAGAAGATTTAAAGAAAGAGTTTGATATAAGAAGTTGTATAGGTATTACCAAGTACAATACAACATTACAAGACAATAATAAGGATGATTTTTTACAACACCTAAAGGAAGAGTTAATGGATGCTTGTCTTTATATTCAAAAACTACAAAGCAATGATTCATAAAATCACATCTCCTTTATTTGTAGATTTACCAAGAAAGACTAAAAAAGATAAAAGAGTGTACTTAAATATGAATACTTACAGAAATCTGCATCACAGAATAAACAATGATGCTAAAATAAGGTATTTAGAGGCGATTAGAGAGCAGTTGGATGGTCTTTCTATACTAACGCCTGTTGAAGTTACTTATAAGGTCTTAAAAGGCTCTAAAAGACGTTTAGATAAAATGAATGTAGTAAGTGTTGTAAGTAAGTATTTATTAGATGCAATTACTGAGTGTGGGTGCTGGGAAGATGATAATGATGAATTTGTTAAGAAAGAGACAATCCTGCCTACGGAAATTGATAGAGATAATCCTAGAGTAGAAATAATAATAAAAGAGATTTAATGTTAGATAAACTTGCGAAACATCACGTATTATGGTTACAGATGCTTGTGAACTTAGGATGCAATCCTGTATTAGCTAAAGATATTGTTCAAGATATGTATCTTAGGCTTTATGATTTAGTTAAGGATGAGTCTAGGATAATGTATAGGGATGATGTAAATAGGTATTATGTTTACATTACTTTAAGAAATATGTATTTTTCAAGACTAAAGAAAATGAATAAAAATCCTGAATTTGATTTACTAGATAAAGATATTGTTGATGACGATTTATATGATGAAGATGAAAATATAGCTTTCGATTTACTAAATACAAAAATTAAAGATATTACTAAAGATTGGACTGTGTACGATAAAAGGCTGTTTGAGATATATTTTATGCAAGGAATCTCTTTAAGAAAGATATCTAAAGAAACAGGTATTGGTCTTAGTTCTATACATAACTCTATCCAAAATTACAGAGAAATTGTTAGGGCTGAGTTATCAGAAGATTTGCAAGATTATTTTAATAAAGATTATCATAAAATTAAATAAATAATGAAAGAAGATAAGTATTACATAGAGTTAGAGAAAAAAGGTTACTACGAAACAATAGATAAAAGGTCTAAAGATTATAGGGAGTACAAGGAATGGTTATCTAAGAATAACTACAACTCTTTAAAAGAAAATATAGAGAAGCAACCTAAAGGTTTGGGAGATACTGTCGCTAAAATAACTAAAGCTACTGGTATAGATAAGGTTGTTAAGTTTATTGCAGGTGATGATTGTGGTTGTGATGAAAGAAAAGATGAGTGGAACGATATTTTTAAGTATAAGACGGTTAAATGCGTTACGGAAGAAGATTATATCTTTCTAACCAATTTCTTCAATAATTATAAAGGTAAGGTTGATTTTAGCGAAAAGCAAAGATTGGTAGATATTTACAACTATGTTTTTTCATATAACGAGAATAGAAATACATCTTGTAGTAGTTGTGTTGCTAAAATAGTAAAAAACTTGCAAAGATATTTGTCAGTTTATAAATAATTCGTATATTTGACCTATGAGAGATACAAAAAATAAAAGTTTTTGGGATTTAGGGCTAAATCTAATAACAGGTATTAAGGAGCAAAACCATACGGAACAAAAGAAAGAATCGAGAAGGTATGAAAAATACAAGTACGATAAATTTAACAATAGAGGTAGAAAACGAGTTGGTAGTGAAGTTGGAGAATTATTTAAAAAACAATTTCAATCTAATTAACTATCAGGTTGTGCCAGATACAAAGAATCTGTACGAATCCAATCCTTACTTTCGTAAGTTGGTAAAAATAGAGAAAGATGCTAGATTAGCAAAATACAAATACATAAATGATAACATCTGATTTAGAAAGAAGAAATAAAAGAGTAATAGATAGTTATTACGCGCAAGCTATATCGGAGTTATATTCTGGGTGTTTAATAATAGATATGCAACACGCATTAATGTATTATGAAGAAGAGGAGAAGTATTTGGCTTGTGAGGGTATAAAAAGAGCATTAGATGATTTTATATCTAACTCTATTATTAAGGGGTTTTTAGATAACGATGAGCCAATAGACGGTGGTACAAGCTATAACAATTTATAACTTAATTGCGTATAACTTAAACAAATAAACCCCTTACTAATAAAAGCAAGGGGTTTTACTTATTTATTTCTCTACTAAACTCCTGCCGTTACTGTAAATCCAACAGCAGTTAAAGCAGCAGCAACTCCACTAGCATTAGCTAATATAAAGTTTGCAGGTACTCTTTCCATTCCTGAGAAAGATAGAGTATATCCACTTAAATCACCCATTGCACCACCACTTACTATAGTACCACCAGTTACATCGCAACCATGTTCTAGTCCTGCAATAAATACGTTTCCGTTATTATCTTCTACTAAAATAGTAGGACTTCCGTAAGAAAGTAATTTAACGGTTTTATGGTCTTCTTTGGTTAACTTGCTTAAAGTTAATTCTAGCACCTGCTCAAATACAGTAGTTCCATTCTCTCTACTAGACTGAATGTTCTCTGTAAATGTTGATGCGTTTCTAATATCGAATTTATAAGCAGCTACACCAGTACCAACAGAATCAATCACATCTGTATCAGTAACATCGTATGTAACGTCTGTTAAATCAATATCTCCTTTGTTTACGAAATAGATAGCGTTTAACCCTCCTACAGAGTCTTTACAAGGCTCTAATCTACCTCTTGAAATATCACAACTCAAAATCTTTATGTTTTATTTGTTATTAAAAAAGGGTAGGTAGTTAAACCTACCCTTGTTATTTTTATATTAAGGCTAATTATTAGTTAGCTCCGTTTGTAATACCGTATGTTACAATATCTTCTACTACTCCGTACTGAATACCAGCAGTAAATCTCATAATTACTCTTACGTTCTGAGAACCATCTAAGTCATCCATATCTAAAATCTTAACTTCGTTATGGTCAGACATTAGTCCTGTACCAAACCATAAGTTGTCTTTAGTTGTAGCAACCGCAGTATCATCAGACAATCCGTTAGCCATAAACAACTTAACTCCGTCAAACCAAATTACGTTAATATCTTGGTTATTTCCTTGTGCCATAAAACCATTAGCTCCTTGACCTCCTGATTGGAAACCTCCTAAAGAACGCTTATATGCTCTAAAGATGTTTTGAGATACGTAGATATAGAAATCATCTCTACCGTATAAAGATGATGGAACAGCATCCACAATCTTACCTAATTCAGCTACTACGTTTGCAGCAGTTACAGGTATTCCTGCAACTTCTTGTGCAGCAGGTAAAGCAGCATCAGCAGCTAATAAAACCTCAAATCCATCAAATTCTCCAGCAGTTGCATTAACTCCTTTCCAAATAGTGTTTTCTGTTTTTTGTGCTACCTTCGCAGCTACGTGCATAATTAGGTATTCTTGGAATGTCTTAGGTAAGTCATCAAAAGCGGAGTAACCCATTTGGATTGCCTCCCAATCACTTCTAAAATCTTTCTTACATAACTCTAAATTTACTTGAAACTCCTCTGGTTGAAGGATTCTTTCAGTTAAAGTTAATGTAGATGTGTCTGCGAAATCACAAGTACCATCTTTCACGATACCATCTAATTCCATTCTCTTAACAACCTCTTTAAATTTAACATTAGGTCTAACAGTTAATCCACCGTTAGCAATAGTGTTACCAGATAAAAGAGCTGCGGAAATATATTTCCCAGCAAATTCACCTGCATAAGTTGTAGTAATACTTGTAGTTGTAGCCATTTCTTAATTTTTAATTGTTTAACGCATAAGCAACCCTTTGCTCAGTTGTCATTGCTTGTTTATTTATATATGATTTTTGTACTTTTTGTTCTGTTTTTGCTTCTGGAGAGTGAACAATCTCTTCAATGTTTGATAACTCAACGTCATCTTTAGATAATTTAGCAGGTACATCAGCCTCTTTAGAATCAGACTTATCTTCGATTAATGCTTTAATCATAGATAATAACTCTTGTTTAACTTGTGACAATTCCTCACTAGTTGCAAAACTAACTTGTACTTGCTCTACCTCTTTTTTAGGCTCTTCAACCACATCTTCTGCTAACTCAACATCTTTAGTGTCTGTAACTTCTTCTGTAGATAAAACCACTTCATCAACAACCTTTGTTTCTTTAACCGACTCTTCTTTAGCTAAACCTACAAGATTCTTAACTTCACTTAGGATTTCTTTATAATTCATACTTACTGTTTTATATTAATATAACTTTCATTTAATTTAATTGTCGTATTTTATAGGTTATTCAGTAGCTTTACCTCCTATAAATCCAACACCTTGCGACCAATATTTAGGTTGCTTACACTTCTTTTTCTCACACTTTTTAATAGTGTACGTGTTTAGACATTTGCAATATTTAGCTCTTTCTGCCATACTTATCTAGCCTTGTGAGAGCGGTCAAAATTATACACGATACTATGGATTGTAGCACTTGCATTACTTCTTACATAAACAGTACCCCCATTTGCTTCCCAAGTTCCTAAAGTGTATGCAGATGCCAAAGAATACATAATACCTCTTTCAACTCCTGTACCTCTAGGAAAAGAAAAAGTTTGACGATATAATTCACCAACAGAACCACCAATATCTACCCATATTTCTATCCATTGGTTTTGTGATGATGGTGTTGCTTTAAAATATATTTGTAGGTCTAAATTATCCCCATTTCTACCTGTAATTACTGTACCATCATAAAAAGTTGTTACATCTGATGGTTTTTGTGTTTCTAAAATTGTTCCTTTGTTATTAGGTAAAGCTGTATCTGTATCAGCAGAAAGTGTAAAAGGTGCGCCACTTGTGTATTGGGTATCATTATAACTTGCCCATCCAGAGGTGTCTGCCGACCTTAATTCAGCCCAAGCAGTTCCGTTATACTCTTTTAACACGTCTAAATTAGTGTCATAAACAATAACCCCTTTTTCTGGATTTAGTGCGCTTATTTCTGATGTAGTGTGCTTATCAGGTCTTACATTGTAGCTTGTGTTTACCATTATTGAAGTATTTTTTTAAGTTCGTTTATAAATTCAGATTGTGTCATTTCTTCATCGCTAGACATATCCTCAACCTTGTCGCTAAAAATACCCTCTATAGATAAACCTAAATACTTTCCGTTTTTGACATCTGCCCAAACTTCGTCATTATCTATCTTCATAGTAACCGCCCAAGCACCTTGTACGGCATTTAACCCATATAAAGCACTCTTGTCTTTACTAGGGTCTTCCACTATCCAACTTTCAATTACAGACACCCCTGTAGTTAGTTCTGCGTGTTCTAGCGTTGCATTATTGTTTTTAAGTCTTTTAAGGTATAATTCAGATGCTTTTCTTACAGTATCTTTAGAGAATGTAATGTTATACATATAATCACCTTTACGCCTTTTAATCTTCTTATCAGGCACTAAAGCTAGTCCTACGATAATTCTTTTATCCTCGTCAATAGTTTTAAAATCTACTTCGTGTTTACTTAAAGCGACAAAGTTTTCTTCAATAGCAGGAAACTCTACTAAGGATATTGCATTAATACCCTCCTCTTCTAAGTGTTCGTCTATAAATAGTTCTATAGTGTCTAATTCGTTCATAATTATATTTATTAAGGTAACTCTAAAAATTTATTACGTTTTATTTGTTTGGTATTCTATTTTGTTGTATATTTGATTTGTGGATTTCAACTTACCGGTAAAAAATCCTTTTCAAAATATTTAAGAGCTGCTTTATTGTAGCTCTTTTTTGTTTTAAAAACTAGCGTTACTTCTAATGTCAGCATCTATCTGTTGTTGTGTTGTAACATCTCTTGACACTACATAAGCTCTTAGAGGTTGGTCAAACCTACTACCTATAGCTTCTGCTATTTGGTTTCTATCAGAACTACCTGCTAGATTAAAGTTAAATTCTCTTCCATTACCACTACCTGAGCCACCACCGAATCCACCGCCAATTTGACCACCACTTCCTGCTGATGATTGAAACTTTTGCCTAGCTATTGCAGCAACTTGCAAAAGTCCGCTAGAGACCGTAGCTATAGCCATAGGTACTTTCATCCAAGCTGGAACAGTTAAAGATGACATAACTTGAGTAGCTGCTAAATATGTATTTATTGTTGCGTTAGCAATATTTGCAGCTTTATTTAATTTAAACCTCTTTTTCTCAATAGCTTCTTGCTTTTTTCTTAAAGCCTCGTCATTAGCACCTATCTGTAACTGTATTCTTTTTCTTTCTTCCTTGGAAAGATTTTCATTAAGAAGTCTTTGATTTAATTCGTTGTTTAATGCGTTTGTTTTGTTTCGCTCTGTTGCTAGTTGTCTATCAAATTCTCCATTGATAAAATCAGTAGCACCATTAGCTACCTTCATGAATTGGTCAGCCCAAAACTTCTTAACTTCATATAACCTCCGTAATCTTTCCTGCTCTGTTTCTATTTCACTATCACCTCCAATACCATCTCTCCTAGCTTTTGCTAATGTTCTAAACAACTCAAATAGAGGTTTGTACTGTTCTTCTATTTGTTTTACGTTATTTCCTAGATTTAAAAACGCTTTAGTTTTAGCTTCCTCAGTTTCTTTTATCGAGTCTGCAATTAGTTTAGCTCTAGTTTTTTTGTCATACTTACTGTTTTCATTTGTTTTCTTTATGAAGATATCTTGTTTTTTATCTAAAGACTTAACATAGTTATTGTAATCATTAGTTGATTTAGCTATCTCTTTGTTTTTGCTCTTATTTAAAGCCTCCTCCTCGTATTTTAAAGTAATATCTAACTTATCTTTCTCGTACTTTATCTTAATAGCCTTTTTCTCCTCTTCTGATGTTACGGTTTTTAGCAACCGCTTATTTTCAGCATCTAGTTCAGCTATCTCTATCTTTTTTCTGTACGCATCTACGGCATCTAATTGACTTTTTACTGAAAGCTCTAATTCTTCTGGTGTTGCAAATGGGTTTATTTTAGCGGGTTTACTCCCTTTATTTTTTTTACCAAAATCTTGTATTTTTTTTAACGCTTTCTCAACCTCTATAATCTCCAACTCATAAGCATACCATGTGTCTGTAAGACCTTCTATAGCGGACTGCTTTTCTTTTAATCCATTCAATTCAGCTTTTAATTGAGCCTCACTCCCCTTCTCAATAATCCTAACATCTTCAGCTAATCCATTTATATCTGTAAGAAGATTTTTTTCCTCCTCCATTAACCTTACAATCTTTAAAGCGTGAGACACCCTCCTGTCGTAAATAGCGTTTATCATTTTTTCACCCTCTGACGTAGAGCCTCCTTCTTTTAATGCCTGTTTCCTTAAATCGTTCTGCCTCTTAATCTCGTCATTAGCTTGTTTAAGTGTTTTAAATCTACTCTCAGATAATTCTTTCTCTATTTCTTCAAACCTAGCAACCTTCTCTCTTATTACTAGCTCTTGTTTTTTCTCATAAAGCAAGTCTCTTAAAGCTTTTACTTGCTCTTCGTAACTTCCGTTTGTTTGTTTTAGTATTTTTCTAAACTCATTACTTGTTACTGAAAGTGATTTTATAATACCAACCCTATCCTCTAATGATAAATTATCTCTATCTAACGCTGTATTGTGTGCTTCTAAAACATCTACTTGTTTTTGTAATTCTTGCGTTAAATCTTTAGCACTATCTTCTGCTTTCTTTTGCGCTCCGTAAAAATAGTCTAATGCAGATATTACAGCAGTTATTGCAAACACAATACCTAACGGGCCTAGCATTAGCTTACCCATCTCTTTTAACGCAGCTTTAGCACCACCAGCAGCTTTAGCGGTAAATCCAAACTGAGAAACCAACTGCGTAAGGTTGTTTGCAACACCTCGAATACCATAAGGCATATCAGAAACAACCCTACTCATCTCCATTACAGAAGCAGTAGCACCACCTGTAGCTTTAGAGGTTGTGTCCATAGCGTCAGCCATGTCTGGCATATTCTTCTTAATATCCTTATGTAATTTACTAAATGCTGAGTTAGCCTCGGTAAACCCTTTAGTTATATTATCTACGTTTATCTTACCACTCTTAGTATCTACTTGAATTTGATACGTGATGAACTCTGTATTATCTGCCATTTAGTGCTTTTCTACGTTTAATACTCATTTTTAATTCCTTAAATGTTAAAGGGTATTCGTATAACCCTTTAGCTATTTGCATATCTTCATCTTGTACTAGCCAATCATTACTAGCTAATAAATCTAACATATCTCTTATCATAATGTTTGTATATTTAATGTATCACTAAAGATAGACACGTTACCTGCGCCATCTACCGCTTGTACTTTAACCAAGTAATCTGTTCTTGATGTTAATAATGTAATCTCTTTACTTAACCCTGCTACTGTGTAAGTATTCACTCCGTCTATGTAAATATCATATCCAACAACACCAATATTATCTGTACTAGCATCCCATTCTAAGTTTATGGTAGTATCAGAGATATTACTATATCTAATGTTTTGAGGTTGTGATGGAGGTACTACATCTCTTGTATTAGTTGTACTCATTGCAACAATAGATGTTAATGAAGACTCGTTTCCGTCATCATCTAACGCAGATACTTGAATCTGATAAGATGTATTTATATCTAAATTAAAAGCAGTATATTCTGTAAATACCGCTATTGTATCATAAAGAACGCTATCAATATAAATATTATAACCAACCAACTCAGAATCATCCGTACTAGCACCCCAATTAAATGTCAAACTATAGTTACCAGCAAAAGCTAATGTTAAATCAGTAGGTGTTGTTGGTGGTGAACTAGGCACTACCGAAGGAACTACCGTAGGGAATTTAAGTATTAACTCAATATCCGTTAAACCTGTAGTTAGATTAGTCCTTATGTTGTTTATGATAAACTCCTCTCCCTTAACTAGCAAGGTATCGTTTAAATTATAGTCTAGTAAAAAACCTAGATTAGCCTTCATTTTTAAGTCAAATATTCTAGTCCGCTTGTCAAATATAGTAGATATGTATTCGCTATAATACCGACTAAACAAACTATTGGTTACTTCTAACCCTGAAAATTCATCAAACTCAATACCAAAATTCAAACTTCTGTCTCTTGTTAGCGTATTATTACTAGCCCTGTTATATGTAGAAAAACCCCCTTTACTTAAAAACCCTAACTTGTAACTAGAAAAACTAACAGCTTGTGAAATATTGTAAAACAATATAGGTTTTGTGATAGTAGGGCTTTGGTTACTATCAGCTAACCATCCATTACTCATAGGTGTAAAGTCTTGTAAATCATTTTCGTCAGAAAGCCTCTCGAAATACATTTTCTCAAAAGGTAGTTGTATTTTGTAGTTCTTACCGTCAAATATTAAACTAGAGTTAGTACCGTCAGCAGAAGACTCAAATTCCAAATCCCCAAACTCTACTTGTGATATTTCGTTTTTATTTATAATACCAAAAGTTTTAGGCTCAGAGAACTTAAATTCTACATTCTTGTAAAGACTCATTCTTTTTACAGAAATATCTTCGTTATCTACAAATTTAGTTATATCTATAGTGTTTCCGTCATTGTAATATTCTGGAAGTGGTTTCACTACAATAACACCATTATCATCCACAAAAGATGTTAAATTAAAGGCATTATACAGCCCTTTCAAGAAGTCTAAAATCTTCATTTTAGGAACATTCTTTGTTATTTCAATTTTACTTAAAAGCACTTGCGTACCTACAAATGTAGAGTAAAAAGAAGATAATGTGTCGCTAGGTATTCCTGCGCCATCACAAGATACACTTATAGAGTCTGTTCTATATCTAACTTGTTTTATTTCTAAATCTAACTCATAAGTATTCAAAAACCCATTAGAGCTTATTCTTACAGATATATCATCCCATATCTTTACGTTCTCAGAACACAATATAGCCGTTAAGCTGTTATCTCCTGTTACATTTTCTGCCTTAGCAATAACATTAGTTCCGTCTAAAACCTCTATAGTGTATAAATTACCTGTTAATGGAGATAATACAGTTACGCTAGGTATAATATGATACTGCTGAACATCTGTTTTTAACAAACCTCCATTTTCCCAAAACGTTTCCATCGGTCTCTGCTCTTGATAAGTAACATCTAGCTCAAAATCAGAATCCTCATCATTAGTACCAACTCTGTAAGTTATAGATGCAGAAGTATCAGGATTTGATGTTGGTGCAAGTAATCCTTTAGAGTTGTGAAGCAACATATAAGCCTTGTCAAAATGCTCCGAACCAAAGAAATCATCAGAAAAGTTTATACTTGCGTACTTATCTTGTATTGCCGAAACAATATGCTTTACTTTTATAGCTGGTTTTAGGTCTGTAAAATCTAACCCATGAGAACCGTCTAAGTTAGAGTCATAAAGGTTTGTAGATTTCCCTTGTGCAAAAACTAAACTAGATGGCGCACTCTCTCCAGAACTATCATAAAACCACTTATTTAATGCTGATATAGATGGGTATATTACGTCTCTGTTTTCAGACAATACCATAGTATCACCTTCAAGACCTAAACCTGTCTTAAAACCATCATAAACGTTATCTATATTGTATTCGTGATTGTATTTATCTAATGTAGTTAGGCTTGATAACTCTGTATCGCCTATTATATTTTTTAGGTTTGTCATACCTCCAAAGAAAGTTACCCTATACGAGTAAACAGAACCATTTTTAACCACAGATTCAGATAGTCTAATATATCCAGACCTAAAAAACAAACCATTTAAGTAAATCTCTGCTTTTTGCTTTATTCTAGCATCAAATCCGTTATCTATACTAACATTATAGTAGTGCTTAAATATCTTATTATTAGTTTTAGATGCAGGTAGAGAAAACTCTTGTGAGAAATCTGTGAACACCTTAGATATATCTCTAACATCTTGTATAGACGATGTTAATTCTATTTCTTCAAAGTTAAAGAAATCTACCCTCTCAAAATTAGGCTCTCCTAAAGGGTTTCCGCTAGTATCTATATATAATTGTGGTTGTAATCTCATTAAACAATGTTATTTATTACATCATTAGCAAATTCCACATCTATCGTGTAATTTATCAATTTATCGTTTGTTACCGTTTTGTACTCTAGCTCTCCGTTTGTTATATTAACAGCACTTGTAATGTCATTCTTAAAGTCGTATAAAGTAACTTCCTCTGATAACATTAATTGTTTAAATGATTTATTTAATTCTTCTACAACAAATCCAGAATTTAACGTCAATAACTCTCTTCCATTTTTATTGTATTGTTGCATTTGTCTAGTTGTCTCTCCTGCATTATATGCCTTAAACTCATTAGACCTAAAATCTTCTTTTGAAACCTTTAGTGATTTAGATGACTTCTTGAAAAACCATAAATCCTCATCAGCACCAAATCTGTTTTTAAAGGTTATTCTGTAAGGAGTGTATTTGCATTCCGATATTGTATTTACTTTTATTTTTTTCACAATATTGTCTGTAAAACCGTAAGGCTGTGATGATAGTAATATCTCATCTACCTCATCTAAACTAAACTCCCTGAAGAATGAGTTTAAGCACTTTGAAATTTCAAAAGTACCGCTATCGCTAGAAACTCTAGCTTTATAAGAGTCGTAATCTAAGTTAGATACAGTTTCGTAGTAAGTTTCAGAATCGTCATCATCTGGAAAGAATTGGTTTTCTTGTACCACAACTCCTTTATTGTAATACTTTATGTAAACAGGATTTGTAGGTATTGGGAATACAGGTATTAAATCATCATCTGTTTTTAAGAATGTTAATCTAATATTAGAATCGTCTAACTTATATATCGTGTCTGAACTTCCTGTATAGTAAGCATTTTTCCTAAGAAAATCACTTTTATCTTCGTTGTAGTCATCAGTACCATACAGGTAACCATCAGTAGCAAAATACTCTCCTTCTATTGAAGTCTGAGAAACACCACTTATATTACCAGCTAAAGTTGTTCTTACATATACTATATTTTTCTGTCCTTTATCTACATCATATTGAGATGTGTTATATGTATACGTGGCTTCAAACCAATCCCTTATTAATGGAGAGATGTCTACAAATAGTTTAGACCTGAAATTTAAAGTATATGTTTTAAATATATTAAAGTCAAAAACATCAATATTACCTATATCTAATGTCAATACAGCTCCATCATCTAAATTAGCTCTACTTATATAATATGGACTCCTAGTTAGTATTAATGCCATCTTTTCTTATTTGTGTTTTTAAATCCATTTTATAACTATCACTTAGGATTGTTCTTATTTGTTCCTTTAATTGGTCTTGCATAGTATCAAAGAATCCACTACCTTTATATCCAAATCTTTTAGAAATACCATTTCTTCTTATACCTATAGCTAACGCTATAGCCATTGAGTTCCAATGATAATCTTTTATTTTACTGAATTGACCTTTGCTATTTCTAGTGTTAGGTCTCATTCCTTTAATTTTTGCCCATTTAAGTATAGAATTTTTAAAATCCTCACCTACTTTAGAGTAAGACTTGTCTTTAGTAACTCCGTCAGATAAGGCTCTTGCATATTTAGCACTAAAAATAGCTAGGTTATTTGCCGCTGCTTCATACCTAAAAGCATTATCTAGTTTACCTGATGAATAAAACCCATCCTCCTTAGCAACAACCTTTAACTTGTCTGTTATAAGTTTACCTACAGTCTCTAACCCTATGTTTAGGTTTTCATCCATTTTAACAGATGCTTATGCCATTTTGAACCTCTACCTGAAAAGAAACACTCCATCCTGCTAAAACGTTCGCAAAACGCTCTTTAAATGGCTCTGCGGAAGGTCTTGTAGTTACTTGATAGTTACCTGCAAATAAATCACCTCTAGTTAGTTTCATTATTAATGAGTTTATGACCTCGAACTGTGTATTTGTAACATCGTGTAGGTTGTCATTTCCGTAGAAATCATCAAAATCACTCTTAAACTTGTTGTAGTCAATAATGTCCGCACATAATATCTTTATAGTAAAAGTTACCGTTCTTTCTCCATAAACAGCACTCTCTATTAAAATGTGTGATAATGGAAACATTGTAGTCTTATCTAGGTCTATATCTGCTATATCACCATAAGTAACAGTATTTACTGATGGATTTGCTCTTAATTCGTCTTTTATAACGTCTAATATATTGTAAACATGGTTCATTATCTTAGTGCTTGTTTTGCCATTTTATTTTCTAACTCATTTCTTTCTTTAACGTACTCTAAATACATTAAACATTGGTGTACTGGAAGCTTTGTAACCTCGTCAATTTTTCCGACATCACCTCCAGCGAGTTCAAATATTGCTTGATAACTTCCCCATTTTTTTCCGAATCCTCGTTTAAGTGATTCTCCTCTCTCTCCTGTAACTCTTTCAGAGTATAAGCCATCGTATAATCCCCTAATTTTCTCGCTAAACGATAAAAAAAAACCTTAGCACCTAGAGCTACATCTATTGGCATATCCTTCATTACTTCCGAATACTCTTCACTTCCTTTATATTCGTGAATTAAGTACCTATCTTTCTTCTTAAAGGCTATTGGTCTGTATAATACAGCCATTGCTTTATGTAGATTCTTAGGTTCATGTATGTAATTCTCTAAATCTTCCCACTCTCCATAAGACATTTTGTCTAGGTTGGGTATAAAACCGAACTCCACCTCTACATCATCAACTCCTTTCAGTTTAAATGTTCTAATTAAAGGTGTATTAGAGTTTAACAAGTTGTATATATGACTTAATACAGCATCAAAGCTAGATATTGGTATTTTATATATTTCTTTCAAAGAAACACCGCAAAATATCTCTAAAACCTTCTTATTTAAAAACTCTTGGTTTTCTGAATCTTTATTTTTCTCATAAATATCTAAAAACTTAACCCATTGATGTAATCTTATGTTCCTTAATGTCTTTGGTATTTTTAGCTCTAAACTATGATTCATATTGTATTTTTGTATAAAAAGATAACTTATTTTATTTTTTTTGTGTTAATTAATTTGTTTTTATGAAAAATTAGTATATCTTTGCTACTCTAACGGAATCGTATAAGGTTAGTAGCGTATTTAAAACACTAACTTTAATAAATAAACAAAGAGTATTGAATTAATTAAATAACATCTTAAACACGCTAAAAGTAGCTATTAACTTTATACAGTGTTGGCTACTGTAAAATAAAAAAAAGGGCGTGGTTTTGATAAAAACCAAATAACACGTAATGATTTTAAGAAGATTAGGAAATAAAAAGAAGTTAGCTGAACATATACAAAGTTATTTTCCTGCACATAATATGTATGTTGAGCCGTTTTTTGGTGCAGGAGGTATGTTCTTTAATAAACCAAAAGTTAATTATAATATTGTTAATGATTTAGACTCTGATGTGTTTAATTTGTTTCAAGTTGTAAGTAACCAAAAAGACGAATTAGAAAGACAATTTGAAATAATGCCTTTACATTCTGACTTAATAAAATATTGGTTAAAAAATGAAGAAGATACTCCTGTAAAAAAAGCGTTAAGGTTTTTAGCATTATCTAATTTTGTTTTAAATGGTAGAGGAAGTACAATGAGGTTAGGAGCAAGAAATGATAAGTTAAATGTCTATAAATATTTAGATAAAACTTTTGAATTTATAAAAGATGTTCAGTTTGCAAATATGGACTTTGAAAAGTTTTTGAAAGGTATTGAGTTTAGAGGTAATTGTTTTATTTACTGTGACCCACCATATTTAGGAACTGCTGATAATTACTCTAGTAGTTTTACTGAAGAACAAAGTGAAAGTCTTTTTAATTGCCTTGAAAGCACTAAACATAAATTTGCAGTTAGTGAGTTTGACCACCCATTTATTATTGAACAAGCACAAAAAAGAGGATTGAATATCGTTTATATAGGTGAAAGACAAAACCTTAAAAACAAAAGAACTGAAATATTAGTGACAAATTACAAAAATAACCAACAAAGCCTTTTTTAACACGTACAACTGCAACAGTGAGCGCCCTTTTTTTTATTTTATTGTTGCCAACGTATTACGTATATGAGTAGTTTATTTAACGATTAAAAAAAACAAGAAATGAAAACAATTAGAGAATTAATAGATAAAAGTTGGGATTTAGTAGAAAATAACCAAATAGACGGTGATTTATTACCTTGCTTAGATGATTGCGAACAAGAGTTTATGGATGCTGAAAGTAAGTTAAATAAATTACTTATATGCGATGTTATGCAACAACGTGAACTGTTATTGGCGTTTACTAAGCATATGTATAAACAACATTGGTTTAAATCTAAAGGTTGGTTAATAGACGAAATAAAAGAATTTATGGAAAGCCAATAATTGTGCATAACGGTACTTGTGTATGAAATGTAGCGTTTTAACACACTTAAAAATTGAATTAGTAAAAGAGTAAAATAAAATAACATTAACCAAAGCACTTAACAGCTATTTTTTATACACGTTGTTAGTTGCTTTTAAAATTACGTTAAATGGACTTAAAAAAGCAAATAGAGAAACAAATAAAACTAAAAACTAAAGGCTTGGAAGATAACAGGCTTGACCAAGTACAACTACAAGACGAAATTAGCAAAACAGAAAAATACCTTGATAGTATGATTAATAAACTTGGTAAATTAAGACAAAACGAGAACGACTACATTTATAGGTTAGAGCATCTAAATAATGAACTATGGAAGTAATTTTTATTGCTACTAACACTAAGATAAAAACCGTTTTTTATGGGTTTTATCGACTGTTAACAAGCGTTTTAATGCTTGTATATAAATTATGAAGAAAAGAAAATACAATATAGTAAAGGGAGATGATTTTAAGTATCATAATGTGACCTACACAGACACCTATACCAAGGAAATGGATGAAGAAGGTTTATCTGTGCTAAAGTGGTCTATGTTTGACTCTCCTGATAAATTAGGTAGTGGTAAATACTTTATGGAAAGTGAGCCTGTGCATATACTTGATGAAGTTTTCAAAAGAGAGCGTTTAACTGGTTATATTTATATGGGTTACACATCTAAAACATACGCAGATAGAGTTCCTTTAGCTAGTAACTCAGCTCATAGGGTTGGTAAGGCGATAAAGTTTAAATGCTTATGCAGAACTAAGAGATTTAGGTTTATTAGAGGGTTAATCCAGTACGGAATACAAAGAATACATTTTAGCGATGAATGGATATATTTTGATACAGATAATTACATAAAAAAACCAGAAATAATGTATTTTAAATGACTTTAATAGATGAAAACAATAGTATAAGGTATTCTAAGTTTAAATGCTTAGAGACTAACAAGATTTACGAAATAAGGACGAGTAAGTGTAATGGATATAAAGCACTAGACACAACAGACACTCTTTTAAGGGAAGATGGTGTGAGAAGGAATTTTACAAGATACGAATTAATGATTAGATTTAAAAAAATAGAGAAAGCATGAGCCAACAAGAAATAATAGACGTAGTAACCTCTTTGGATTACGAAATAGACGACTTTAGCCTAACTATAGTAAAGGAGGTTAAGAAATATTGCTATGAGATAGAATTTGTAGCATGGGAAGGGTTGTTTAGTATTTTAGTTTACAACAAAAAGACAGGAGAGGATGTGCCTCTAGTTAATGAAACTATAGATACCTTATACGAATACTTCTCGGACATTTACAACGAAAGAAGCAGGTCTATTGCAGATTTAATAGATACGCAAGATTTTTTAGATATTTATGGTAGATAATCAAAATAAAGTTGTATATTGCACAAAATTTAAAACAAATGAAAGATTTAATAGACTTTAAAAATGCTCAAATAGAGGCTTTAACACTATCTATAAACGAGAAAGATAAACGTATAAGTATTTTAGAAACTTGGATATTTGAATTAACAGATGACAAGTGTCCTAAAGATTATAAAAAAGTGATTAGAAATGAATTATTAAAAACAGATTAATTATGACAATTTTAGAGAAATTACAAAAGATTCAGTTAGAATTAAAAGTAAGTAAAGACCAAAAGAATAGTTTTGGTAATTACAAGTACAGAAGCGCAGAGGATATATTGGAAGCCTTGAAGCCTTTTGAAGAGAAGTACTCGGTACTATTTAAGATTACTGACGAATTAAAAGAGTTAGCAAGTAGAATATTTGTTGACTCAGAGGCTAAAATTATAGATTTAGAAGAAGTGGATAGGGAAAGCTCTATATCCTCTAAAGCACAAGCTATTATAGACTTTGATGCTAAAGGTATGCAAAACCCTCAAAGAACTGGCTCTGCTTCTTCGTACGCTAAGAAGTATGCTTTAGGAAACCTTCTGCTTATAGACGACACTAAAGATTCTGATGCTATGAACGATTCTAGCAAGAAGTCTATAACATTACCTATACTAAAGTTAGGTAGTAAGGAGTTTAAGACAGCAGTATCTTACTTAGAAAAGGGTACTGATTTCGATAAGGTTATAAAAAGCCTAAAGAATAAGTTTACGGTATCACCACAAATAGAAACAACATTAAAATTAACAGTAAATAAATAAAAACCTAAGATTATGAAAGCAACAATAGTTACAATGACAAAAGAACTTGCTAGAGATTATCTAACAAGAAACAATCAAAACAGAAAAGTTAAAAAAGCAACATTATTATTTTACAAACAGCAAATGATTAGCGGTAAATGGAAAGAAAATGGAGAGCCAATCATTATAGATGTAAATGGAGTTATAAAAGATGGACAGCATCGATTATTGGCGGTTGTAGAATCTGATTTCTCATATAAAGTACCTGTAATAAGTGGTGTTGAATCTAATGTAATGGACACAATAGACACAGGGAAAAACAGGTCTGCCTCTGATGTGTTACATTTAGAAGGATTTAAATACTCAGCTTTAATAGCGAGTTCTGTAAAAGCTATTTTATATGAAAAATTATCAGAAATTAATTCGCATAGTATTAACATAAGTAACTCATCCATATTCGAATATGCTAATAAATATAAAAACTATTTATATGAGTTAGTTCATGAAGCACAAGAAATAAGTTCGTTGCAAGTTGCAAGGGTTTTAACAGATACAATGATAGTGTTCTATTTACACAAATACGGCATCAATCAAGACACAATCACATTCTTAAACAGTTTAACAGGTACAACCAGAAAACCTAAATCAGCAACAGATTATGTTTACAAAAAGTTGTTTAAATGTTACACAGGAGAGGAAAGATTGTCGTTAGGTGATAAGCAGAAATACATTGAGAGAGCCTACGAATACTTTATTAAAGGAAACCCTCAAGTAAAAAGTATTAAAATTAAGTATAATAAACAAAAATTAAATAAATAAAAAGTAAAATTATGGGAGCATTAATTAATTTAAGTATTGACATTGATAAACTACCAAGAGAGAAGTTTATCAAAGGTAAAAAAGGAACTTATTACAATCTTACACTATCTATAAACGATGATACTAGATTTGGTAACAACGTATCTGCTTTCGATTCTCAAACAAAAGAGGAAAGAGAAGCGAAGAAGACAAAAAGTTACTTAGGTAATGGAAAAGTAGTTTGGACTGATGGTAAAATTGTTTTAGCTGAAAGAGAAGAAGAAGCTAAAACTGTTGCTCCTGTAGAGGAGGATGATTTACCTTTCTAAGCAAACCTTTTTACTAATAAGGGAGGTGTATTAGATATTACCTCCCTTAAAACACCTATTAAATGACGGAAGAACAAAAGATGGAGATGGAGATGATTGAAGAATCATGCTTTATTGACATAACAAAAACAATAGAACACCCACCAGTAGCGATATCTTATAAAGAGCATACAATAATATTGAATAATGGAGAAGAAAAGACATACCCTACACCGATAGGTACTTATGGTAACTTTAGCTTTGTACAAGCTCCTCCAAAAACAATGAAAACATACTTTGTATCTCTTTTAAATAGTGTTTATTTGTCTGATAAGAACAAGTTTGGTGGTAAATTAAGAGGTTTTAGAGATGGTAGAGAGATAGTGCATATAGATACAGAACAAGGTGATTGGCACTCTCAGAGGGTATTTAGACGTATTTCTGATATGAATTACGGATATGACACCTCTCCATACCATACATTTGCTTTAAGGAGAGAGAGCTATAAAAAGAGGATAGATTTTATAGAGTATTATATGGTAAAGTTGCAATCAGAAGGTAAAAAGATAGGTTTACTTATTTTAGACGGTATTGCTGACTTAGTTTCTGATGCTAATAACTTAGAAGAGTCTAACTTAATTGTTCAAAAGGTAATGGCTTGGTCTGTTAGGTTTGATTGCCATATTATAACAGTAATACATAGCAATTTTGGTTCTGATAAACCTACAGGACACTTAGGTAGCTTCTTGGAGAAGAAAGCTGAAACGCAAATACAGTTAGAAAGAAACACAACTAATAAAGGATGGATAACTGTGAAGTGTAAGAGAAGTAGAAATACACCATTTGAAGATTTCAGTTTTAGGTTGAATGAGATTGGATTACCAGAGATAATAGACTTAGATGATGTTTACACTTTTTAGCTATGAATGAAAGAGCAGAAGACCTAACCTCATTTGAGGATAAAAACAAGATTATAACTATCTATATGCAGAAAGATGATGACAACAACTTCTTTTTCGTAAAGCATATCATAAATAAGATAGATTTAACAGAATCATTAACGGAATACACACTAAGTGCTTTCTTTGAGGAATTTTACTTAATAGAGAAATTTATAAAGAGCAACTTAGTAAAGGATAGGGAATTATTTAAACAATTAATGAAATTAAAATGAGAGATTTAAAGAAAATGTTAATATTTGCAGTAGTAGCTATATTAATCCAAGTAATAGTAGTATCTTTATGCTACGGTATAAGTTTAATAGTAAATTAGAAATATGAAACAAAAGAAACTAACACAATTAGAAAGAATTAAAGTTTTAGAAACTACCTTAACTAAGTTGTATATGGCGATGGTAGATTTAAATATGAGAATAACCGCTTTAGATGGTGGTAATAAAGATAAAGAAGATTAATATGCAGCAAAGAATCTGTGATTGTCATAAAGACATAGGAGGTTGTTTCTGCGAAATAAACAATAACAATGAGGAGAATGAAACCAGAAGAACTAGAAATAGCAAACGAGGTAATAAAACAGGTCAATCTATATTTCGATACAGACTGCCAAGTAAAGACTAGAAAGCGTAGCGTTAGCCACCCAAGAATGATGGCTTGTTATATTATATCTAAGTTAATACCTAAAGCAACCTTAGATGCTATAGGTAAGTTGTTTGATGTAACTCACGCTACAGTAATCCATGCGATAAATAGCACAGAAGACTCAATAAAATACTATCAAAGAGATATGGAGGATTACCTAAGTATAAGAACTGCTGTAGAAGAATCTAAACCTAGCACTACAGTAGCTTTTAAAGAGGGTGTTAGAGAAGAGTTTGCTATAAGCCTTTATAAACTTATATTAAGTAAACCTATAGAAGAAATACACGAATTATTAACACAAACTAAATAAATAGATATGCACAATTTTGAATTAAGACCGACAGAAAAGAAAGACTATTATAAAATATTCTTCAATGGAGTAGATTATTTTGGAGAATTAGAAAGAAGTGTTGTAAGACACATGATAGAAGTATTTGATAACGGTATAAACGTAGGGCTATGAAAACACAAGAGTTAAGAATAGGTAATTATGTTAATCACATTTGCAATGATGAATTAGTTACAGATATTATTGCTGATGTAGGTTATCACTTACTAAGTAGTCCTAAATCTATAACTAGCAGAAAAGATAGCGATGTTGTAAAAGAACTAAAGCCTATACCATTAACAGAAGAATGGTCGCTAAAACTTGGTGCTGTTAAATCACTTTACAGTAATTATATAGATTTTGAATATTTTGAAATATATGAATTAAAGGGTGTTTGGTACGTGGAAGTTGATGGTGTTACTTTATGCGAACTGAAGTATGTGCATCAGTTACAAAACTTATATTTCGCTTTAACAGGGAAAGAATTAAAAATTATAAAGTAATGAGTATAGATAAAGAAAAAAGAACAACAAAAAACACACTTAATGATTTTTCTTTTAAGGGGAGAAGCTACACGATAGATGTAGGTATGTTTAACCAATTAGAGATAATGAGTTGGGGAACTCCTTTTATGGCTTCTATAATAAGTATTTGCCCTAAAACAAAAGAAGAAAAGTCTATAATGCTAGGCTTTATCGTTGATTACGAATACCAATTAAACGATTTGTATTTTGGTCTTACGGGTAAAAGACTCGAATCAGTAAAAATAAACAGACAATGAATACACCAAATTTAGACGAAAAAATAAGAAACCTTAGATTCATAAAGGAAGAATACGGTTCATTAAGTACCGAAAGACAAGAAGAGCTTAGTGAATACGTTAGTATTAAGAAAAAGCTAACTTTAATAGCGTGTAATAAATAAAGATAAAAAGTAATGAGTAAAAAGAAACTAATACAAAGGCTTCAACAGTTAATAGACAAGCTGCCAATAAGTAAGAAGAGAAAAGAAGCTAAGAAAGACTTATTAGAACTTAAACTAAGTAAGAATGATTACCATTATGTAAGTATGGCTAATAAGTATAAAGAATTATGAGTGTAATGTATTGTGAGAAACAACATGAACATTATGATACTGATTGGGTATTCTGTTGTAGTAATTGTGATTGTGAATTAAACGAAGAAGATAAGGAATTATGAGTTATTTAGTAAGTATAAAGAAAATCTATAGTAAACAACCCTACTATATTATTTATCTATAGTAGGGTATAACCACCAAACAATATAAACTTATTTAGTTATCTTAATGTACAGAGCAGTAGTTCTCTTTAACCTACCAAACTTGTATAGCAATATACTTGGCTCAGATAAATGCCGTCATTAGCATTGCACTATCATACCTTTGTCTTTCGTTGCACCCAGATAGTATTCAAACTAATAAATCTATAACTAGATTAGGCAAATATATCATTATTTAAAGACAGGAGGGTGCATATCTCCATTCTAAAACAACCACACAAAAAGTATGTGGTATATTCTTGAAATCACTTAATTGGAGTATTACCTATCCCCAACCTTCGTTTTACGTTGAAATCACTTAATTGGAGTATTACACATTACCAACCTTCATATCACGTTAATCTATCGAATCCACCACAACCATAGACAAATACTATACTGCATATAAGGCGTTATAAGAGACTCAAATAGTTTATTGGTATGTTAGTATGGGTGAGGTAGAGATAGTGGTTTAGATGGTTGTTAAATGGCTTTAAATGAGGTGTTTAACATTCTTATATATATCACCTCTAATAATCAGTACCCATACATAAATAATTGTTATACATTTTAGTGTTACAATAGGTATAATTTATAGGTAGTTTTAAGGCATAAAAAAACCACCTTGTGAGGGTGGTTTATATTGTTTAGTATAGGTTTTTTAATAGTGTTACTTATAGGATGCATATAGATACAGTATATTAACATTTTTAAATTGCTTATACTTTCCTTTTGTCTTTATATGTACATATTGTTTGTTATGTTTTATTACATTATTTAATCCAATGCTATTTACTACGTATTGCATGATGGATTGACTACAATTTAATTTAGTTTGCGTACTACATTCGTACAAGTGATTGCCTCCTGTTGATACGCTATATATATTTATTGTCTTCATATCTTTATTTATTAGGTTAGTTTAATTTTATAAACTCTATTAGTTGTTTATCACTACAAAGTAGGAGGATAGTTCTTCTTCTTGGTCATCTTGTGTGCCATCCTCGAAATACAAGACTGGGAATGTTTCATATAAAAACCCCCAGCCATCTTCATAGTCTTTGAATGATTTTTTTGGAAAACAGTGGTTATTAAATTCGTCGATTATTATCCAATTACCCTCTTCTTTTTTTCTTTCTTGTGTATTCATAATTTATAATTTTACTGTTAATATTTCCTTTCTTATTTCACCAACCAATCTAAACTGTTGGTATATTAGTCTGTGCCTTGTTAAGTCATTAGTTAAGATATAACGTACTATTTTGTTATTCTGTACATCAAAGCATATAAAGTCTTTCTTTGTTTTGCTTATCTTATAAGCGTCTAATATTGGTATATTGTATATCATTAGTTATTGTTTAGAGTATATTAAATTACTTTCATTCAACCACTCCCCTGAGTAGATTCTGTAACCATCATACTTATTAGTTATCATATATTTGTCACATAAATATATTAATGTATCTATATTGTACCTTCCATCAAATGTTATGTTTCCAAAACTACCAAGAGCTGCTTGTTGATATGGCTCACACTCAACAAGGCTATGTGTTTTATTATCGTATTTATCCGTTCTAGTTTTTGTAAAGTTTATCCAATTTTTCATATCTATATTGTTTTACTTAATTCTTTTAATGCTTCTATTTTAGCATCCGCTCTAGCTATGTTAATTTCTATCTCTAGTAGTTCCAGTTTATGAGTTAACCAACTGTTGTCGGTTGTTCCTGCATAGTCTTTTAATAATTGTATCGTTTTCATTATTTAGTTCTTTAAGATTAATCCATTTCGTTTAAATATTCCTCGTATTGTTCGAAATACTCCTCAATCTCATTGCATAACTCTCCAAACTCCTCATGTAACATTTTTTGATATACTAAAGTAGCTAGTAATTCACTGTTTAAGTTTTCGGTAGTGTATCCATATTCTGAAGCTATCTCCATACTCCAACTTAGAGAAGCGTCATTTTCGCTTAAAAACTCCATAGCTTTTGAATAGTAAATTATTTCGTTTTGGCAAATACCCTCAAAAATAGATTCCCTGTATTGCTCAAATGTATCTCCATCATTATAATAGTAAGCTAAATCTAATTCGCTATTTTTTGAGTCGTTTAATTCCTGTAAAAAATCGTTGATAGTTATCATAATTATATTTTTAAGTTATATTAAATTTGTTCCGTTAGTTATTAAATCAACTGTAATAATTACCAGTAGGGGCAATATTACTAGTAAGCTAAATAATAATCCAGCTTTGTCAATATTATCTAGTTTTTGTACTTTGTTTTTTAGTGTTCTCATATTATTGTTTTTAAAGGTTATATTTGTTTTTATTAGCCCTACCAAGAACCTCCATTATATTCCTCGTTTAATTCCAAACTACCGTCCGTATACATTAAAGGTATGCTATAAGAGAATGGACCATCTGCCCACTCTGCACACTCGTTTATTGATTTATAAATACTTTCTAAGCTAGAAAATTTCAAAACTTTTGAACTATAACAACCATCGCAGTCCCTTGAATCGTAATTTATTAAAACATAACCGTCTTTAAGCAACCGTTTCAATATTTCGTTTTCGCTTTTTAAATTGTTTTCCGTTATTCTCATTTTATTTTATTTTAAATTATTTTTATACCAACAAAAGCCCACATATAACCTATGTGGGCTTTTTGGTTAATTCTGTATTTTTGCCTCTAAGTCTTTGCGCCTGTATCTTAGCCAGTTATCACGCAAATACTCGAACGAGTAGGTTTTCGCCTCCCAAACGCCCTTTAAAAGCGCCTACGCAAATATACAACTTTATTTATTAATACGCAACAAAAAAAACAAAAAACTTTACATTTTTTAATATAAAACTATTTTAACACCTTTTTTTATGGTTCTATCTTTGGCTTATGGAAGCAGAAAATATAAATTTCAATGTAATAATACGAACACATGTGAATATGAAAAATATTTCACTTATGCAAATTTATTTCTTAAAAATAATGAATCTAAATAAGAGAGGATGGGTGTCCTCCATGTTAAACGTCTTAGGGGCTCCATGTTAAACGTCTTAGGGGCTCAATGTTAAACACAAGGGGCATAATGTTAAACATAGATTAATTTTTTAAATACAAATATAATGAAAGAAATATTTAGAGATTATCCTTTAGACAACAGATATAAGGTTTCTAACTTAGGTAATGTTATTGGAGTAGGTGGGTTCATATTAAAGCCAAATAAATTAAGTTGTAATTATTTAAGGATTAAGTTTCATAAAAAAAACATAACAATACACCAAATGGCTGCTGAAACATTTTTAGGCTACGTTAGAGATGGAACTAATAAAACTGTTGTAGACCATATAAACGGAAATAAATTAGATAACAGACTGTCTAATCTCAGAATAATATCTAATAGAGAGAACTTGCAGAGAAGAGGTGGGACAAGTAAATATGTTGGTGTGCATAAACAAAGAAACAGTTGGTTATCAAATGTAACCTTAAACAATGTGCTGTACTATTTAGGCTCTTACAACACAGAAGTAGAAGCGCATCACGCATATTTAGACGCTTTAAACGAATATAATAAGTTCTTAGCAGAATAACACTTAATTAAACATAAATTTAAAACTATATATTATGAAAAAATTATTATTATTATCAATCGGATTATTATTATTTAATTGTTCATCTGGAGATGAAGATATATGTGATGATAACTGCACAACAACATTAAGAGTAACGGAAACTGTTAATAGTGTAGGTGTTATTAATTGGAGAGTTAAGGCTGTTAGAGAGTGTAGTGAAGAGTGGTTCTATTATAGAGTTTACTCTAACCCACCTGCTGTTGGAGAGGTTGTTTGTAAAGATAGTTATGCTATATTATAAAAAATAACTAAAATATTTGCACAGTAAAACTATTTGCATTATATTTGTGTAAGATTATATCAGTTTTAGGGAGGTTAATTGATTATTTTGTTTTTTTCATGTGTTAAAAGGGGTAAGTTGGGGAGCTTACCTCTTTTTTTTATCTTATCACATATACGCCAGAGTTAATCCCTTGTACTAAATACATCATTCCGTATCTGATAGCATCAATGTAGTGATTAAATTTATCTACAGGCACTTCGCCTTTATCTTTCCAAGCGTAATTATTAATTTCTCTTATAATTCCATGAGAATTTCTATCTACTATAATTTCATAATCTTGCATTAAGGCAATACCAGATAAAATACTTCCTTTTTTCTTTATAGTAGGTTTTATATTAAGACCTAAAACCTTTAACTCATTAATAAGTCTAGGTTCTGAGTTATCACAAATAATTAAATCTAATCCACATTCAAGCTTACTCTTTGAATATATCTGAGAGGTACTTAATCCTTTGCTACCATAAATCTCTTTTACCCATATTTTTCTAGCAGTTTTATCTACAGAAATCTTTACAAGTGTGGTTAAATCCTCTGAGAATCCAAAATCCTGCCCATAACAAGTGAGTTCTGTTGGTATAAAATCTCCAACTCTCCATTTTCTTATAATAGTACCCTCAGCTTTATTTAACCAACCACCAAGTATCTGATGTTCGTACTTGTCTGGTCTCTTGCGTTTCATATCGTAAATATTCTGCAAGAAAGAGTTATCTAAGTTATCTTTATTATCTTTATAAGTTGTATGTATGTAAGTTGTACTTCCTTTAGTTAAATTAGAGCCTTCTAAGACGTTTTCGTTCTGAAACCAACGTTTATATATCCAATGTTCTTTTGTTGACGGATTCATTATTAATATAACTCTATTCTGCTTACTTTGAACCCTTACAGATAGGTCAATTTTATCAAACACACTTTCATCTACTAATTCCTCCGCTTCATCTAATACAAAGGTTGTAATACCGTTAATAGACTTTAAGGCTGCTGTTTGATTACCAGATGATGTTCTGATACCTTTAAATATAATAGAAGAACCTGTCTTTAGATTCATTATCTCATCCTTAGTTATTCTAAAATCTGCATGAACACCCATTAAGTTAATCTTCTCAATAAATTCAGGTATAATAGATGTGTGAGCAGAAATCATAGTATAACGAGAGAATAATATCTTATGACCCCTCTCGTATGTTAGGTTTAGTAAGAATACCGTAGCTCCAAAACTCTTTCCACTTCCCCTACCTCCAGTAATTAAGAAGTATCTGTTATCGTTCTTGAATAAAGGAATATATTTTTTATTAATATTTATATTGCTATTCATCCTTATTTGTTACATCTATAATTCTATCCTTAACCTTTTGCCCTACCTCACTATCTCCAAAGAAGTTTATAGTAGGTGCTTTAATAGAACTACCTTTATCTTGCACATCATCACTATAAGCATAATCCATTAAAAGCTTCATGTGGTTGTATGAGCCTTTTTCAGCTTGTTTAGCCAATGCCTCAAAAGCATTTACTTCGCTACCAAATATGTTTTTAATAGCTTTCTTAGCGTAAATCTTCTTTCTATCCTTCTTAGCTCTGTTTAACGCTGGTTTGTTTGAGCGTTCCTTTTCTGGTACAGGAAGTATAGGTATAGATTTCTTTCTTGAATTACCTTTTCTTCCATCTGTAGGTTTTATTTCTTTACTATTCATATTAAGATAACCAAAAAGATGTAATTTGTTTAAAACACAATAAGTTATTAACAAAACTTGACTTTCCGTTTTTTTTTACCTAACTTCGCTAAATATTAATTTGTAAAATGATTTACTTTTTAAAATAAAGTATTCTAACAATCATATAAATATAGGTAGAAACAAATAGATAAAAATATATATAAAAAGTTATACCAATACAGGATAGCTATATTAATTTGTAAAAAAAAGCAAATATATCTAATAATACTTCATTATTCTACTTAATTAGTCTTTTAAGGTTTACTATGGGTTAATTTATTATTATTATACCTATACAAAACAATTTTTTCTTTATTGGTTATCTTACTATGATAGTTTTATTACCAACAACTTCTATACAAACAATATCTATAATGCCTAGAGTAACAGATTTTTTATATGAATCTGATTATTCTAGCAGAGCTATATTAGATGGTGCTAGTGTAGAATCTATTTCTTGTACATCTGATATATTTAATATCTATAATGATGTTAATTTAAGTATAAGAAAAGACGGAGATGGTACAAGTGAAACTATTTTAGATGTTGCTGTTGCTTTAAATGGTAATTTTATAGACTTATCTTTTTCTTGTACAATATTAGAAGAAGGTTCTACTTATTTTTTAGAGGCTACATCTAATGGAAATTTAATATACAGAGATAAAATATTCTCTACAACTCAAACAGATTATACGGTTAAACATATTATATCACAAAATTTATATGACCCATATAGTCCAACTGATGATAATACATATATAGTATAATGAGTAATAAAGAAAAGAATTACAATAATGTAAGGGTTATTAATCTATCTTCTTATGAAGCACCAGAGGTAAAAGAAGAATATGGAAATGATTGGATTTCTTGGGGAGATGATAATAATTACTTTGGTAGGCTTATAGATTTAGATTTATCTAGTCCTACAAATTCTAGGTGTAATAATGGTATATCTGATATGATATTTGGTAGAGGGATAGAATCTACTAATTCTGATTTATTTCCAGAGGATTATGTTAGAATGAAGAAACTATTAAGACCTAGAGATATTAAAAGAGTTGTTGTAGATAGGAAGAAATTAGGTCAAGGAGCTTTAAAACTTACCTATAATGAATCTAAGACAAAGATATTAAAGGTTTGCCACTTTCCAATGGAAACATTAAGAGCTGCTAAAGCTACAGACAAAGGTGTAATTAAAGCATACTATTATCATCCTAAATGGAAAGATATTAAACCAAATGATAAGCCTAAACCCATACCTACTTTTAAAAACGGTAGCAAAAAACAATTAGAGGAACTATACATAATAAAACCATATAGAAGCGGATTTTATTACTACTCTACACCAGACTATCAAGCTTGTTTACAGTATGCAGATTTAGAATGTGAAGTATCTAATTATCACATATCAAATATACATAATGGTTTAGCACCATCCTTATTCTTAAATTTCAATAATGGTGTTCCTAATGCAGAGACACAGATAGCTATAGAGAATAAGATAAACACAAAGTTTAGCGGAAGCTCAAACGCAGGTAGAACAATTATAGCGTTTAATGATAGTGCAGAAACTAAAGCAGATATAGAGGCTATACATTTACCTGATGCTCATGCTCAATATCAATTCTTATCGGACGAAGCAAGAGAAAAGATAATGCTAGGTCATGGTATTGTATCACCAATTCTATTAGGTATTAAAGATAATACAGGTTTTGGTAACAATGCAGAGGAATTAAGAACAGCATCCGTATTAATGGATAATGTTATTATAAGACCTTTCCAAGATGAGATTAAATATGCCCTAGAAGAGATATTAGAATTTAATAATATTTATCAAGATATTTACTTTGTAACATTACAACCTATAGAGTTTACAGAATTAGACAATATATCTACTAAGATTAGAAAAGAAGAAGAAACAGGTGAGAAACTATCAGCTGTAGAGATGGATGATTTTTCTGATGATGATGGTGACGATATGTTAAATCAATTAGAAGGCTTAGGAGAGGTTTTAAGCGACGATTGGGAGGTTGTCCATAGTGAAGTATATAATGAGGCTAGAGATGGCTTAAATCCATCTGAATTAGCTTTAAGTAGCAAGTCTTGGTTAGAGAGATTAGGTATAAAAGCAAGTCCTAACAAAAAATCTAAAGAAGATGATGATATTTATAAGATTAGATATGCTTATATGCCAGAAAGGAAATCACCTGATAGCAGAAACTTCTGTAAGAGAATGGAAAACTTAACAGGAAAGAATGTTGTGTTCAGAAAGGAAGATATTAATATGATGTCTTTTAGGGGTGTAAATAACCAATTAGGACATAATAAGCAAAACTATAGTTTACTAAAATTTAAGGGAGGAAAAAACTGCCACCACTATTGGGAGTTAAGAGTTTATAAGAAAAAAGGCAACAAGTTAGTAAATACTGATAGTGCTTATGAGAGTGGTTTAAGAGAACCTAATAATCCAAGTGAAATGACAGAGAGAATGATAGATAGAGCTGATAAAGGTGCTTATAGAGCAGGTTTAAACAAAGTTAAAGATTTTTTAGGAATATGAAAGCACTTTTTATAACCGTACTAGACCTTAAAGCTAAATCCATTATAGATGGAAATACGGATGCAGATAAATTAATACATTATATTGAGGTTGCACAAGATATGCACATACAGAATTATCTAGGGGGTAATCTTTATGATAGGTTACAAGCTTTAATTTTAAGTGGAGAGATTGATGATGCAGGAAACTCTAACTATAAATTGTTAAGAGATGATTACATTAAACCAATGTTGATATGGTTTACTCAATTAGAGTATTTGCCTTTTGCTATGTTTCAGATAAAGAACGGAGGTGTAACTAAGCATAGAGGAGAGGAATCGGAAGGTGTAGATTTCAGAGATGTAGATAGGATGCAGAGTAAGGTTTCTGATAGGGCTGAGTTCTACACTAGAAGATTTTTAGACTATATCTGTTACAATAGTCAATTATTCCCAGAATATAATAGTAATCAAAATGGAGATATGTACCCAGATAAAGACCCTAATTCATTCTCTAGCATTGTACTATAATGGAGAATAAAAAAAGAATGTACAAACCGAAAGAAAAGAATATAATTAGCTTAAATAAGCTATATGAAAGTTTAAAACAACAACAAGATGAGCGATTGGGGAAAGGCACACGTAAATAATAGCATTGGTTTCGGTCAAGGAGGTGCTAATAACTCCATAAGTTATGGCATATCTTACGATTCTAGTTGGAGCGGAGACACAATAATAAGTAATTTAATAATTTCTTTCAGCGAAAGAGTGAAAGCGGATAGCGGAACTACTGAAAGTTTACAATGTATAAATATATAAAAAATGGCAACACCAAGTATTGCAATGATACCATCAGCTTATAAAGCTAGTAAAGTTTATAGCGTATTACCAACAAACGGAAATGGGGATTTAACATTTACAAGAGCATCAAGTGCTACAAGAGTTAATGAAAACGGATTAATAGAAGAAGTAGCTAGTAATATACCTAGATTAGATTATTCAGATGGTTCTTGTCCTAGTTTATTAGTAGAACCACAATCAACTAATTTAGTTACTTATAGTGAAGATTTTAGTAATGGGGTTTGGGCGAAAGGAAGTTTGGGTACAGGAATTACACCTACTGTTTCCTATAATTTTGCGACATCACCAAAGGGAGATTTAACTGCTGACAGAATACAGTTTGATTTAAACGGCGGTGTAGGTGCTTCTGATTTTTCAACAATTTCACAAACAGTATCCGTAACAAGCGGAGCGACAACAGTAAAGAGTTTGTATTTTAAATCAAATACGTCTAACAATTATAACATAATAGTTTATGATGCTCAATTTAATACAGGTGCAATATCTGTTACAGTCGGTCAAGGTTGGACTAGAATAGATTTAACTGACACAGTACCGTCCACATCAAGTAGTATAGTTTTTGGTTTAAGAAACAACTACGGTGTAGTGACAGACAATATTGCTGATATTTTAGTATGGGGAGCTCAACTAGAAGAACAATCATCCGCAACATCATACATACCAACATCAGGCGCAACAGTTACAAGACTAGAAGATGTTGTAGATTTAGACTTAACACCATTTAGTTTAACATCTATAACTGAAACTTTCAGCGATGGAAGTACGAACGTA